ATGGAAGAGTGGTTTTCGAGATTTTTCCAAGACTTGCAACTACAGCTCGGACTGCGTGACCCCAAGTTGACCGCTCCCGAAAAGAATATCTCCGGCATCTTTTTGGAAACAGATACCGGAGAGAACATCGATATTTTATTGGTTGGCAAGGATGGGCGTGTAGAAGAACTCAGGGGTCGAACGCCAGCGGAGGAACTGGTTCGGTTTACTTCTCTGGATTTTGCGGAATACCATGCCGTGATCCAGCGGCTCTGGACGGAGCATCCTCTGTTTTTGGAACGCATGGATGTTCCCTATTCGGACTATGAGGATTTTGAAAAACAGATCAGCGACTTGCCTGATTGGATCAAGAGGATCGATACCATATCCGCTTTTTATGCCTCTGAACATCTTCGGGACGCAATGGCAATGCAGGACAATGGTTCGCCGATTTTTCCGTCCGAGAAAGGTGCCGCAGTTCTTCGGGCACTGGACGAGCCGTGCAGGGCACAGCTGCGTATTCGAAATCTTCTGGAGATCGGGTTTGCCGATTATGAGCGCGCCGCGCAGTGGGAACGGTATGGAGCGTTGGAGGAGGCATACCCCGCGTTAATGCACCAGTTCTTTCCTTGCAGGCCGATGCCGTTCGGACACCGATTGCGGTATACGGTTGAAAATACCTTTGAGCTGTACCTGTTGGAATTGCAGCTTTATTTCCGCCAGAAGAAAAAGCGTATCGCACGGTGTGAGTGCTGCTGGCAGTATTTCATTCCGAAAACCTCTGCGGAAACGCACTACTGCGACCGTGTGATCGACGGACTATCCTGCAAGGCGCTGGGGCCAAAGCTCAAGGGCAAGGATGGTGCGGCATTGGATGAGGCACTGCGGATATACAATGTTCTGCGACATAGGATGGAAGAACGACGGAACCGTTATGAGGACGCTCCGCCAGACCAGCGGGATCGGCTGAAGCCTGTGAGCGACGCTCGCTATCAGGAATGGATCAGTGCAGCGGTCAAGGTCAGAGGGAGGTATCTCAAAGGAAAAATCTCCGCATCGGATTTCCTACGGGAAATCGATTCCTTTGGAGAACTGGAAACCTATGAGGTCGAGCAGGTGTCTCTGCCGGAGCCGGACAGCACAGCATGGCGTCGGCATATCAAGGGGAATCTGGACTTTGATCCAGCTATCAACTACCGAGGCTTCATGCATCTGGACTTGAGAGAGGAGAATGCGGAATGGAAGGTTTGGACGCCAGAGGAACAGGAGAATATCGCCCGCGGCGGGCATAGGAGCTTAAGGGAGAAGTATAAAAAGTAAGGACTGAGGGAGTAAAACTCCCTCAGTCCTTACTTTTTCAAAGATTTATAATATCAAATCTCCCACATGGTTTCATCTCCGCAGATATTACGAATCTTCAATCTAAGCGGTTTCTTTTCACTGCGGATAGCTCCGTCCCAGAACTCCTTGGTTTTCTCGCCGTTGCGGATGACATAACCCAGCTTGTCGATCTTGATCTCGCTGTCGGAGTGCCATGCGCCGTCAGCGGCGGTGCAGTCAAGGCTCAGATACTCGATCAGTTCCAGCCCCTCCTCGCTGATTTCAATGGGCTTGAAGGGCTTCTTGGGCGAGGCGTTCATGCGGGCTTTGTTGTTGAACTCCGTGATCTTTTGCAGCACGCGGTCGCTGACAAAGCTGTCGATCACCACCTGCCAGCCGCCGAAGAGGTCATCATGGACTTCTGTGCAATGGAACGATACCTCGTCCCCAATGGCCACATCGTCCAGCACCGTTTTCAGATCGCGCAGCTCAATCTCCACGGTGGTACTGTCATCCGCGGCGATAAAGCGGCGAATTTCGTCCTCGTCGGTGATGTCGATGTAATACACGATGACCTTTTTTACACTACTATCCAAGTCAGGGATGGCCTGATGGAGAATGCGGTTCATCAGCACCACATCCAGCAGCTTGGAGCTGCTGTCCATCAGGTTTGGCACATAGACAGGAATCATGCCCAGCTTGCTGTCAGAGATGGCTCCCTCCCAGAAGGAGTCCAAATCGTCCTCGTTTTTTAGACCGGGAATGAGGGACTTAATCTTATCCATCGTCTGAACGGGGTTGCGGTAAAGCTGTACGCCGTCCTTGATCTCCAGTACATCAAATTCCGCACCATCAGTAACGAGGCGGTCGCGGGCAGTCTGGATGGAGTTGAGCCCGATGTCGCAGTGGATAAAGCGCCGCCCCAGCTTGTTGGCAACGGCGGCAGTCACGCCGCTGCCGCCGAAGAAGTCAGCAACGAGCATACCTCTGTCGGAGGAAGCGTTGATGATGCGTTCAATCAACGCTTCCGGCTTTTGCGTGGCGTAGTCTGAACGCTCTACAGCTTGTGAATTTACAGGGTTAATATCCAGCCACATGGATTGTGCGGGCATACCAGGCAGTTCGTCAAGATAGACTTTGGAACGGATGCCGCCAGTCTTTGTAATATGGATTCTGCCTTCACGGTCTAAGCGCTCCATGGTTTCAAGCGGCATTCTCCAAAGCGAGCGATAGCCTTTATACTCGTAGTCGTAACCGCCGCCGGAAAGGCCTTTCGCGGTCAGATTTCCGCTGTCCCAGCGGCGACCATCGGGGTCAGTCCGGCTAAAGCGAGCAACATACGCATCATCATAGGGCTGATAGACCGTGTTAAAAATATAATCCGTCTGAGATTTCGTGTAGAAATAAATGCAGTCAAAGTTGTTGCCGTAAAACTCCGCATCACTGTGGGCGGTAGCGCGCTTCCAGATAATCTCGTTTCGGAAATTGTCTTCGCCAAAAATCTCGTCCATCAGGATCTTCACATAATGCCCGATGTGATAGTCCAGATGCACATAGATCGATGCCGTTTCGCTCATGACGCCTTTGATCGCCATGAGGTTTTCGTACATCCAGCTCAGGTACTTTTCTTTATCCCAGACATCGCCGTACATCTTTTCCTCAAAGGCTTTCAGCTCGTCCACATCCAGTTCCCGCTCCGCCTGCGCGATGGCCTCGGCAACCTTGGGATTGCGGCGGATATAGACCTTTTTGGCGTAGTCCGCGCCGCTGGCAAAGGGCGGGTCGATGTAGACCAAGTCAACCTGAACGCCCTGCTCTTTCAAATAGGCGCAGGCAGACACGCATTCGCCGCGAATGACCATGTTGCCATCGGTGTTCTCGCCCACGGTCTCCTGCTTCTCCATCTCGTACAGGGGCATTCCCCGCTGGAGCGTCATGGACAGCTCGTCCGCACCCTTGTAGCGCAGAATGCGGTTGAAATTGCCCAGCACCGCCTGCCCCTCCACGGGCTCGGGAATGAAGGGAATGTATTTAATGGGCATTATCCTTGTCCTCCATTCTCCATGTGGTGTATGAACTGTTCAAGTGACATTGCCATCCCCATGGAGGCAAAACATTCTCGAGCCAGTTGCTGGTTTTGTTCCGGAGTTAGTTGATTCAGTGCTTTAATACATTCAATCACTTTACACTTTGCATTCAGATATTTGTCATCAAAATCTACTGTAGGTCTGATATTCATTGTTTGTCCTCCCCTTGTTTTAATGTGATCAGGAGACGAATGATGTTGCCTGTTTGATACATAAGGTATTCCAGAAGTCTGTTGCTTGTGGCATCTCGATGCTTTGCGTAGTTGTTCATAAAGCTTGTATATGCTTGAAGCAATGTCTCAAAATTTCCACTTACTTCTTTAGGAACTCCTTGGCTTTTCAAATATGTCCCATATGTATTTTTGTAGTTTTCGAGTGACTTGTTGCCTCCAAAAAACTCTTGGAAAAAGTTTTCCAAGGTTTTGCGAAATTTGTCCGCAATATCGCTGGCGTTATCCGAAGTTGTTTCTGAATACTCTTTTAGAGCTTTTACAAATGCCTTGCGCGATTCAGAATAATCAGCTAACCAATCTAACGGCTCAGAAACAAGCGCATCATCCAATTCTTTTGCGCCTTTAGGGAAAATGAAATCACCATCACTATCTTTTACGATTTCAAAATCTATATGGCAGTCATTGAGTGCACCTTTTATGGCAGAAAAAACGGCAATTTTATCCGAATTTTTCCCTTTGTATGTATTGATGAATGCAACAAGCGTTGCCAAAAAATCGAGAAAGTTATCAGTATGTTTTTTGAGATATGGCCATACTTTTTGAAGTCCGACCAGTTCTTCGTCTAAACAAAAAGCCAACGGTTCTCGGTCAGAAGGGAGATAAGTTTCACCTATCATGTACGCAAAAGCAATTTCGTCTCGTTCGGTAAAGGAATATCGTTTTCCGGATCGCATAAAGACTTCTATACGTTTTATAAATAGATTCTTTTTTTGGTCGTCATTAAACGATAACCCAAGTGCCTGTCGATAATCAAGCCAATCCATTATTTATCTCTCCTCAAAAAATCCGCAGATTTTCTCATGTGTTTGTCTGATACGTTCCGCCTCTGGCAGAGTATCCTCCAAATAGAGATACTCAAACCGCGCGTAGCCGAACGCCTGATTGTTATAGCGGGAGAACTCCATTTCCATAAAAGTCCGCTTATCCTTGAACGCAGGGTCATTGGCATAAATACCGCCCTTGGTTTCCACGATAATGGCCTTGTGAATTTTACTATCCTTGCGCTGGAGAACGAGGAAATCCGGCGTGTACATTCCAATATATCGCCAGCCACCGTTCAGGCGCTGATAGCACTTGATCTTAAATTCTGTCATGGCACGGTCGCCGTTGTAGTAGACCTCCAAGCCAAGCCGCTCAACCTCATCGAAGGTCAGGACTTCTTTGAGGAAAGTCTGCTCAAAGCCGCTGTCTGTGTGATAGGGCAGATAGTGGAAGGTGCGGTCTTTTTGCGGATGGGACGAATTTTGCTTGCGAAGCATCTCCAAAATGGCGGTATTTCCGGTTTCCTCTGCCAACTCCATCATGGCCTGCTCTTTTGCGCTGACTTTCAACTTACCTTTATCATCCAGAATGATGCGTTCTACCAAGTCCTGTGCGGGGTAGTAATCGTCCGGTTTCTCTGTGTGGACTGTGGGAGTGAAATTTGCGATATTCAGCAGGCTGGCTTCCTCGGGAATCAGCTCTTCCTTTGTGTGGAAGGTGCGCTTTTCGCAGAACGCCTTTCGGATATTTGCTTCCACCATAGCATGGTCGTAGCGGGAACTGTAGTAACGAACGCCGTCGCGCTCGTAGGTCACGGTCAAATAGACCTCCCGCAGCAAATCGCTGTAACGGCTTAATTCCTGCATGGTCAGTGAACCAAAGCTGCCCTTGACAATACGAAGCAGCCACGTGGCAAAGGTCGCCTGTTCTGTGCCGCGCTCGGTGTTGCTTACCTCAATGCGCTGCGTTTCCATGGTCAGGTCAGTGGTCTTGATAATGTCATCAGACACCTTCGCTTCGTCTGCGGCAACAGGGATCTTTGATTCCGGAGCGGCAGGTTCCTCGGTCTGGGTTTCGTAATTGACTTTGAACTGGTAGAAATCAATTTTGGGCAACTTTAAGTAAGCGGTGCGGTCATACCGCTTGATTTCAGTTTTACCGTGGCTGGCCTCGGTGAATTCTTTCAGAGAAATGCGGTGCTGCTGTTGGAGTTGAGCATTGAGCTTGTCCGCGTTGCTGTCATTGAGGTAGATGAGTGCCGTTTCCGGCGCGTTCTTATCCACCTGACGAAGGCATCGGCAGGAGGTTTGCAGCACCATATTCTTCGGGCAGTCGCCCTCCTGCGAGAGGATGATCCCCGTCAGGCTGCGGCAGTCCCAGCCCTCCTTGCCGATTTGAACCAGCAGAACAACGCGGATTTTAGAAATTGCCTTATCCAGTGAATCAAACTGCATCTGGCTGTCGGTAGGCTGGGGGTACTGCTTATTGCCCTTGTGGAACTTGAGAATGGTGTCGCTGCCAAAGCCGCATTCCGCGGCGATTTTTGCGACAAGCGGGTAAACAAGTTCTTCCAGCTTTTCGATGGTTCCGCAGTAGATGCCCAGCTTTGCGACTGTGCCATTGGCATAGACGGTATCCTTGTAGGTTTCAAAAAATTCACGCACACCGGCTTCAATGATACGGCTGCTGTCCGCAAACTCCGCGATCTTCACCACCGGACGCTTGAGAAAATTTCCAACACCGTTAATGAGCGGGTAGTAATACACGATATTTGTGATCTCCGCTGCGGCGACTGACAGATTGTCCACCACGGTGATTTTCTCTGCTTTTTCCAGATACGGCGTGCCGGAAAAGCCGATGACTGAATTGACCGTATCATTTTCCGCCCAACGTGTGACAACAGCGCGCAGTTTGATCTCATCGCTGACAGCGTGGTGCACCTCGTCAATGAAAATAGACAAAGCGGGGAGTTTGCCGATCAGGTTGCGCAGCTCATTCGCCTGACGATCTTTTTCGTCATCACTTTCCTCAAATAGGTTGATTTGACCTTGACTTTCCTGAATACGGTCGAGAATGACTTTTTCCGCGTTGGTGACGGCAACCAGACCGAACAACTCCGACAGCGGCTGATGGTTTGCGATTTTCTGCACATTCGGATTTTTCGTCTTGTTGGACTTCTTTGCCGTTTTACTCTGATCCAGTACCTCAAAGGAGATCATGCGCTTGAGTTCCGAAGCGGCCGGTTCGGGAATGACCCATGTAGGATCAAAGTTTTGAATGGTTTTCAGACTGGGGACAACGGAGGACTTCAGACCGGAGGGCGCAAAGATAATAAAGTTATGTGCGAAAGCAGAATTTTTCGGCTCATTCCGCGCAAAGTATAAGTCCAGATAGATAAAAGCCGCCATCAGATAGGTCTTGCCTGCGCCCATGGGGAGACTGAACAGGTAGTCGGTGTAAGATAAATCATAAAAGGCTTTGTGGAAGAACGCATGGCAATCAATGCTTTCCGGTTCTTTGCGGATTTGCTGTTCCAGCTTGGGAGAGACCTGCTCTCCTGCATCGTTGGTGAGGCAGGCGTATTCAAACAGTGCTGCAGCAGCTTTGTTTACTTTGAGGTATTCACGGGTGCTGTGCGATACCTCCAAATCATCCAGATCCAGCGTATTGAACGCACCCTCGCAGAACAACTCTGCTAAAGGCTTGCAGCCACACGCGATTTTTAAAAACAGATAGGTTTTGATTGCCTCAACCTGCGCATCGCGCATTTGCCCGGTTTTTACGATGTAGTCAATGACCGCCTTGACTGTGCAAGTCTCCGAAGCCAACCACTCATTGCGCTTGGCTTCGATCATTTTGTAGAACATAGTAACACCTCGCTACCCTCTCACAGTTCCATCGCTGTTTCGTTCAGCAGGAATTTCTCGATGCCCACATACAGGATCCCGTTCTCATCGTGCCATGGGATGATATTGTCCTTCACCACCACGATCTTCTTAAAGGAGTCCCCCACGCGGTTGAGAGAGTTTACTTCCTGCGCCCGCTTTTCCTCGTCTGCCACGGTCAAGGCAGACTGGATATAATACCGACGGCTCCCTTTGTTTGCCACAAAGTCGATCTCCAACTGCGTGCGCTTACTCTTTTTCTGTTCGTCCTTGTAACAGTACTCCACCACGCCCACATCCACGTTGAACTCACGGCACAACAGCTCATTATAAATAATGTTCTCCATGATATGATTTTCTTCCTGCTGGCGGAAATTCAGTCTGGCATTTCGCAAGCCCACATCGCTGAAATAATACTTCAGCGGCGAGCCGATATATTTTCTGCCCTTCACATCATAGCGGTCTGCCTTGTAGATCATAAAGGCGTCCACGAAAAACTCCAGATACCGGCTGACAGTCTCATCGCTGATGTTGACTTGCCGTTCGCTGCGAAAGGTTCTGGCAATTTTCCCCGCGTTGGTCAGGGAGCCGACCGAGGAGGAAATGATGTTCAGAATATCATCTAAAACGGACTTATCGTGCAAGATCTTGTTCCGTTCGATGATGTCGCCAAGATAAATCTTGTCAAACAGGGATTGCAGGTACTTTGCCTTTTCCTCGTGGCTCTTTTTCATCATCACGAGGGGCAGGCCGCCGTAAGTATAATACTCCTGCCAAGCGTCCCGCTTGTCGCCCTCGTAGGCGTGGTAAAACTCCTCAAAAGACAGGGGATTGACCCGGATCTCATCGCCGCGCCCGCGAAATTCGGTCAAAATATCCGAGGACAGCATTTTTGAGTTGCTGCCTGTCACATACACGTCAATATTATCGTGCTTCATCAGGCCGAGGACCACGTCCACAAAGCCGATTTTATCCTCCACGCCCTGAATGTAGGGGTTCTGAATGGTTACGACCTTCTGGATCTCGTCGAGGAACACATAATAGGTCTTGCTCTCATCTGTGGTCAGGCTGCGAATGTATTTGCCCAACTCCAACGGATTGCGGTACTGGATGTTTTCGTCATCGTCCAGCGCAAGGCAAATGATTTGGTCATCCTCCACGCCGATGGATTTCAAATAGCTCTTGTAGATATTGAACAGCAGATAGGACTTTCCACACCGCCGGATGCCGGTGATGACCTTCACTAAACCGTTTTCTTTTCTTGCGATGAGCCGTTCCAGATATTTTTCCCGTTCGATCATATCCATACCTCACTCGGGAATTTTGCGTATTTACACAGTTTTCTTGGTTTCATTATAGTGTACTCCCAAGAGCAAGTCAATATTCACTTTCTGGAATTTTGCGTATTTCTCCAATTTACAATGCTGTCATCAAATTCAACCAGCAGTTCAATGACAGCGCCAACAAAACAGACTATAAATATAATTGAGCCGCAGGCTTCGGCCTGCGGCTCAATTTCTGCAATTTTCAATTCAGGCTTTGCGGCAACTAAGATCTCATCCATCCGTACATCCAAGAGAGCACTCAGGGCGTAGAGGTTATCGACGGTGGGCAGGCTTTTCCCGCTCTGCCACTTGTAGATGGCCTGCGGTTCTTCAAAACCGAAAAACACCTGCACATCACGAACCGTCAACCCTTGCTCCAGACGCAAGCGCATAATGTTTCTGCCTGTTGCAGCAGGATCAATGACCGGAAACGATACAAGGCTCATTTTCTCAGCCTCCTTGGTGAATTTCCCAGTGGGAGATTTTAGCATAGCGAATTTCAAGCAGAAAAACAACTATTTTCACCAAATTGTAATGAAATTGCAACAAGAGGTTCTATGCAACACGCACTTTGTTCAACTTGAAAGCCATTCCCTGCTCTTTCGGCACTATGCTTTTGTGGATACGAAAGACTATCTTGCGGATCAGCTATTCATTCAGGAGAAAGTGCGGGTCTATTTTAGACAGGAAACCCATCGCACCGACAACGACTACTGCGTTATTTTCTGTAAGGTCAGGAAGCGTGACGAAACGGCTTTTCTGACCGCCCTTCAAAAACTGCCGTCTAAGATGCTTCTTTTGGGACATGCTGGCTATCTTGATTTTTGCCGTAGCTTTCAAGAGTTACTTAATGCACCACAGAAGGAGGGACTTCATGAATAAATTGACCCCATTAAAAAAGCAGGCGAAACGGGCACAGCGAGCCTTTTACACAAAGCAGCGCGGTTCCTGGAACGGCCTTTGTCCGGTCACAAAGCGGATCGAGAGTGGAAAGACCTACTGCCGAGCAAAGAGCAAACGAGAACTTCTCCGTGATACCAATAAGGGGGTATGACCGATGAAGCGATTCTTACAGGAGTACGATGAGGATGCGCGTCATAGGAAGAAATCCAAAACCTCCAAGACTTCAAAAAGTGTCCAACGTTCTAACCACAAACACGAATATGAAAAAGTTATCATCCGAGAATTTATTGGGTATGCATGGGGTGGAAGATGCAGGCTCTGTGGAAAATTTCGGAGCCATTACGGTCAGTTTTCTGCCAGTCGCTATATGGATTTCCGCAGGCCGGACTCCCTTGGGCAACAAGGAATTTCCAACGAGTCCTTTTTCAGCTTAGAGGAGATCCGTGCAAAATTTCCTGATGTACCGATCTACGAATTTTCCTATGAGGATGTGCAATATCATTTCGTTCCATAAGTAGTTGGGATCACAGCGGTTTCCACCCCGGCCGCTTGGCTAAATCCATCATTCCGAAACAAAACTGCTCCCACGGCGCTAATGTAAACCGCAAATGTTCAATTTGTATTTTACAGAACTTCAAGTGGTCCTCGTTCTACGCCGTTGCGTGGTCTTCCACTCAATCATGTTTTCGGAGAAACCTTGCCAAACTGAAACGAAATCTGTACAATGAAAGCAACAATGGCAAATTATTTGCCCATAAAATAACTTTTAGAAGGAGGTGAATGCATGGAAAAGTATACAGATGATGAAATCAGAGCAATGCCTAAAATCACGATCAAAATCGCAGCGGATTATCTCGGGATCTCTACGAACTTGTTGACACTCGGCATGAGAAACAATGTGTTGCCGATCGGGTTTGCCGTAAAGAATGAAGACGCTTACCGTGAAAGCTGGAGCTACTCCATCATTCCGGAAAGATTGATTGCTTATAACCACGGCAAAATCAACGAGATCCAGGTGGAAGGGATCGAAAAGAATCTGAGTCGGATCATTTCTCAATTTGAGGACTTGAAGCGGGATCTGGTTTTTCTATTAAGCGAAAAAGAAGAATAGGAGGGATCAAACAATTTTGTGCGCTCATCGGAAAGCCATTAGAACCACAGAATTCCATAATGGCGGAAAACGATGATGGTACGAAACCCAATACGCTTGCTACAGAGAAAGTCATTCCCCCGCAAGACCAGACAGTCCAAGGCTCAAAGAGAAAGGAGGTGTCAACTGTGCAAATGACAGTCATTCGATTGACACGGAAGCAGCTATATGATGAGATCTGGGAAATCTCCGCCGCCGGAACAGCGAAGAAATATGATATTCCCTATTCGCAGTTTCTAAAGCAGATCAAAGAGGCTAATATTCCAATTCCACCGTCCGGATATTGGACAAAAATAAGTTTTGGGAAACCTGTGGAAAAGACTGCGCTGAAAAAGCCGTTTGATAAAGTCGTTTCGCTCGTAAAGGAAGTCTCTTTGCCCAAGGGGGAGAAGCCCGAACCGGGATCTGATCCAAACAAGAAACTCTCTGATCAACAGGAAAAGGTGCGGCAACTCTCTGTATCGTCAACCGTAGTACAGGAACAACAGGTACCCGACGAGACGCATAAAGTTGACGTGGTTGCGGAACTATTTCAGGAACCAGAAACCATCAAACAATGGGGCCAAACTTACAATGTCTATGACCGAGAAACACTCTACAAGGAGGTCTGGGCTGCCCCGGTGACAGAGGTCGCAAAGAAATACAAAGTGTCAGACGTTGCCATCCATAAGGTGTGCAAATCCCTTGAGATCCCAACTCCGTCACAGGGGTATTGGGCAAAACTCAGGGCTGGAAAGCCTGTTGCAAAGACACCGTTACCTCAAAGCACCAAGACTGCAAAGAAAATCGGCGCACAAACAGGATACACTCCACCATCTGAAACAAACCAAAATGTTCTTGAGTTTCTGGGGGATGAAGATCGTGCTGTTGTGATGGCAGTTGCGTCACAAATTCTTTTGCCGGATGAAAACGAACGTATGCATTCCAAAATCATTGCCCACCGGAAGGTGATTGCGGAATGGAAAAAGCAAGAAAACCGCAATGCCAATGACAAATGGCGGCCGCGCAATACACCGGCACCACCGTTTTTAGCAAACACGATATCCAACACTTCTATTCCACGTGCCTGCCGCATCATAGACGCCCTGATCAAAGCAATGGAACCGTTGGGCTGCAAGCTTACGGATAATCTGGAGTTTGCTGTTAATGGGGAAACTGTTTGTGTTTCTTTCTCTGAGTCACAGGATAAAATCAATCACATCCCGACAAAAGAGGAAAACCGCCAACTTTTAGAATACGAAGAAAAGCGCCGGAAGTATTCCTATGCATCAAGGCCCCAGATCAGCAAGTACGACTACCAATACAATGGCCGTCTTTGTCTCAAGATCAACAATCAGAAAAGCTTCCGCGATTGTAAAGCATATCAACTGGAAGACCGTTTGGGCGACATGATGTTGGAGCTCTATGCGGCTGCTGAGGGATTGCGACAGCAGCGACTTGCGCGGGAAGAGGCTGAACGCAAACGTCAGGAAGATGCGCGCAGGGAGGAAGAACGCCGCAAGCGGTATAATACAGAGGTCGACCGCACTCTTGCGCTGGCTAATATTGCTGATGACTATGACACCGCTTGCAAGATTCGCCGCTACATATCAGCGTATAAAGTAGCCCATCTGGATGAAGATATTTCTGAATGGCAGGAGTGGGCAAACGCAAAAGCGGATTGGTACGATCCGACCATATCCCGAGAGGATGAGCTTCTGGGAAAACGAGATCACGCAAAAGCAAAGGATGAAAAAACGCCAAAGCATTCCGGATATTGGTGGTAAAAGACGGCCTGACTCATGCAAATGACATGAGTCGGGCCGTCCCGACATTATGTATTAGTTCCAGCCTTGCCGTTTTGCCAGATCCAGCATGGCGAAGCTGAAACGCTGCCACGGTGCCAATGTCATCTGTGACGGGTCGCCCTCGCGGATGCGCATAGTGCGGCGGATCTCCTTGGGAATGACCACCCGGCCCAGGTCATCCCTTTATGTCAAGTAGGTGCAAAAAAATTTTACAAACTATCCGAAAAGCCTTTAATATCAATGGCTCTTGGCTTTCCGGACGGTGCTACGATGCGCCTACGAGGTTTCGATAGATTATGTTATTTTAGGAGCAAATTCGACAGATTTGCCCCGAAATGAAACACCGGAGTCAATTCGCAACTCCGATGTTTTCATCGGTGTCGATTTTTGATTCGTTGAACTTCCAGACAATTTCGATTGTCTCAGTGTCATAAACAAGTACACGTTCAACTGCATCATATAGATGCTCTCTGAGTTTGTCATCGGGCAAGCCGGTCATCCGGCTTGCTGCTTCATGTTGTTCTTCTGCATCGAGACTTTGCTGATGGAAGACCTCAAGCTGGGTTTCACAGGATTCAAGCTGCTCTTTCAGGGCGGCTTGTTTTTGTGCAAGGGCGTCTTTGCCGGACAGATACTCTTCCGGAGTCAGCTTCCCTTCACGGTAGTTTTCATAGATCGTAAACTTCTCACGATCACAGGCATCATACTGAGCTTTCAGCAAGACGAGCTGTCTTTCCAGACTTTCACCTTTGCTTTTCGCTGTTTTTCTGACGGCTGCGGATTCAATACTGACGATCTCGATCTGTCTTTTCAGTGCTTCAAAGACGATTTCTTCAAGTGCGCTTTTTCGCCAGCGGACGTTTTCACACGGACTGCCATCGTGATACCGATGGGACGGACAAGCAAATACAGTGCCATTGGCTTTCTCAAGTTTTCCGCCGCAATGGGCGCAGAAGAAAACTCGGTCTGACTGGTCATGGGAACTTCGGACAAACTTTCTACGCCTCTGGATTGCCTCTTGTGCCTGTTCGTATTCATCCTTTGTCACAATCGCCTCATGCGCATTTTCGCGGATATACCATTCTTCTTTGGGAACGCGCCGCTGGTTTTTGTCACGGATGAATCTGCTTTCGCGGATATGGTTGACCATTGTTCCAGTGTACTTCACGCTCTCTATCATAGTCAGAATACCGCGATGTGTCCACTGTGGCTTCTTGGAAGACGCCTTTCTGGACACGGCTTTATGCTGGGCGGGTGTTGGAATGCCCTCCGTATTCAGTCCCTTTGCAATCTGTGTGCAAGACTTGCCACCAATCACTTCCATGAAAATACGGCGGACTATCGGAGCGGTTTCCACGTCGATGATAAGGTGATGCTTGTCAGCAGGATCGGCTTTATACCCGTATGGGACTGTGTTCACAAACTTTGCCTTCTCCTGTTTCATTCCCATTGCAGACTTGACCTTCTTGGACAGGTCTTTGCTGTAATAGTCATAGATAAGGTTCTTGAAGGCAATATCCATACTGATAGTCTTGCCTTCATGTTTCGCGCTGTCATAATGGTCATTGATAGACTTGAAGCGGATACCGAGAAACGGGAAAATATGCTCCAAATAGTCACCAACTTCAAGATAGTCTCGACCGAAACGGGAAAGGTCTTTCACTACGATGCAGCTAATTTCTCCATGCTTTGCGCACTCTATCATCTTTGCAAAGTCAGGACGATCAAAGTTCGTGCCGGAGAAACCGTCATCGCAGAACTCTATACGAGGCAGATCGCAGAGAAGCGGGTTCTGATCCAGATGACGATTGATGAGCATACGCTGCGATGCGATACTGTTGCTCTCGTCCTTGACTTTGTTTGTGCGCTTGTCAACGTCTTCAAGCGACAAGCGCAGATAAATAGCGATTTGTTGTTTCATCAAGCAACCTCCTTCCTGATTTTCTCGCAAGTCTTCGTAAGTGCTGCAAACTCATCCATATAGCTGAGTTTGATTTCCAATGTGCCGTCCTCATGAAGTTTCATAGTCTCGATGAAAGCGTCCGCCATTTCTTCGGAGATTTCCGCCGCGTTGTAGAAACGTCGGATCATCTGCTTCCACTTCATTTCGCCGGTAATCTGTTCCTCCGTCTGATTCTTTGGCGCTTCCAGCTCGGAAAGATTTCTCTCAATCGCCCGGATGTCCTCCATGACGATCTCTTTATGGTGGCTGTACTCGGCGTCAGAGAGCAATCCTTCCTTGAGATCAACATACATACCGCTAAGGAGAGACTGTTTTTGCGCAAGTTTTTGACGCAGTGTCCGTATCTCCTGAACGGTATTGTCTTGCTTAATCATGACTTTTTTCATTGCCAGCAGAGAATGAAGCGTCTTCTCCATATCGAGGAATACTTCCATCTGAGACTTGATGAAGGAAAAAACTGCATCGTCAAGATCCTGCTTCCGTATTTTCACGTCGGAACAGCCTCTTGTTCCATGCTCGGCGTAGGTCGGGCATTTGAAGGTGAAATACACCTTGTCCTTCTTCGTGCTGATGGAACGCTGCAATTTCATGATTGCCCCGCACTCGGCACATACAAACTTCTTCCCATAGATGTTTTTCGCTTTGGGTAGATGATCGTACTTGCCTGAATTGGCTCTCGTGCGTTCTACGGCTGCACGGTTGATCTCCTGCACTTTCTCAAACAGCTCTTCACTGAGAAGTGGTTCATGGGTGTTTTTTGCGATGACCCATTCGTCTTCGGACGTGATGTGATAAGGGATGCCTCCATAGAGACACTGACTGCCTTTCTTTTGAGCTAAATGCCCGATATAGACGATGTTTTGAAGAATTTCGGTTATCATGTGCTTATTCCACAGGATGACCCGATCCTTCTTATTGAAGTTTGTTTCCACACCGCGCACCCGTTTGAGTTGACTGGGGGAAAGAATACCGGCGTCGTTGAGCTTTTTGTTGATGCCCATGTAGCTGACACCTTCGGCTCTCCATTGAAATATCTGGACAACAATCGGCGCAGTCTCAGGGTCGATCAGAAGATGGTTCTTGTTCTCAGGGTCTTTACGATAACCATACGGTGCATAGTTTCCGATATAATCCCCGCGCTCCATCTTCGCTTGAAGGGCTGTTGTGACCTTGCGCGAGATGTCCTTCGCATAAAAATCATTGACGATGTTCGACAGGGAGGCGGATAAATGCCCCTCGCTTGTTACCGTCGCAGTATCAAAGGAGTCATTGACAGAGATAAATCGCAGATCGAAGAACGGGCAGATCTTTTCAATGAACTGAGAGGTTTCGATATAGTTTCTGCCGAGGCGGGATAAGTCCTTCACCACGATGCAATCTACAATGCCCATCTTGACGGCTTCCATCATCCGATTAAACTCTGGACGGAGAAAATTGGTCCCGGTATAGCCGTTGTCAACGAACAGTGCCGTCTTCTCAAGATACGAGCGTGACGCAACATAGTTTTCAAGGAGAGCGGTCTGGTTCTCAATCGAGTCCGATCCCTTACCGTTGTCTTCAACGGAAAGGCGGACATAGAGAGCAGTTTTCCAGCAGCGGATAGGAGTATCAACTGCCGGGGTAGGGAGATTTTGCTTTTTCCGCGATACTCGTGCCATTAGACCACCTTCCTTTCAAAGCGAATGACTTTATTCGCGTCCTCCTTTTCCTGACGTTCGCGCAGGAACTCGACGATAGATGCAAAGCGGTCACAGTGCATGAGACCGACATCAATGTCTTTGTTCTCTCGAATATGAATATAGTCGATTAGGTTGACCACAGTGCTTCGAGTGAGTTCCTTGATATTTGCGTATTTTCTGAATTGCTCAAGCCAGCTTTGTTGCTCTGCCAGCCCACCCATCACGCTGTTTCGCTCACTGGTGAGCCGCATAATGGTGTCGCTTGCCTCCTTGATCTGCTGGTCGAACTGAGCTGTGAAGGCCTTGTATTCCTCACGGCTGATAAAATCGCTCTTGAAGTCTTCATAAGCACCGGTTTTCAAGCGGAGGTTCTTATCAATGATTTCTTCCTGAAACGAAATTTTTGCCTTGATTTTCTCAATCTCACGGTTTTCCCAAGCCATATCATCAATCCGCTTCAACGCATCTGCCATGTTCATAGCGGCATCAATATGTCCCTGAACAACAGCGAGAACGGCGTCATATACAACAGATTCTTTGATGCTGTGAGCCGAGCAGGAGGTCTTGTCGCTCTTGTTGCCACCGCAGATGAAATAGGCATATTCCTTTTCTCCGCAGCGTGATACTCTGCGTACCATCGGGCTTCCGCAGTCGGCACAATAAATCTTCCCGGAAAACGGATGGACGCCGGTTGCACCGGACGGGCTTCTTGTATCATCAAGCATGAGCTTCTGAACAAGATCGAATTGAGCATGGGCAATGATAGGCTCATGGGCATTTTCTGTCCGCGCCCACTCGCTTTGCGGCTTCACTATGGTCTTTTTGACCTTGTGGTTCGGAGAAGTGGTTTTGCCCTGTACCAGTGTTCCGGTATAAATCTCGTTCTTGAGAATGCGATATATCGCAACGGCACTCCACAGAGCGACCTTCTTCGTCTGGAAACAGGTGCGTTGCTTTGAGCCATTCGCCTTCTTGTACTCAATCGGAGAAGGGACATTGGCGTCATTAAGCCGGTCTGCGATCTGAGCCGGAGACAGCCCCTCTATCTTCCACTTGAAAATGTCCTGCACAACCGGCGCGGCAACCGGGTCAATCACCAACTGGTTCTTGTTGTCCGGTGATCTCAGATACCCGAAAACCACACGAGAGCCGACAAACTGTCCGTTCCGTCGCTTCGCATCAAGGTTTGATCTGACCTTGATGGAGATGTCACGGCAATAGGAATCGTTCATCAGGTTCTTGAACGGAAGGACAAGCTCGTTGTCTGCCGCTCCGGGCTGTGCGCTGTCATAGTTGTCGTTGATTGCAATAAAGCGAATACCGAGGCGGGGGAATATTTTCTGGATGTAGTCACCAGCCTCAATATACTCACGACCAAAACGCGAAAGGTCTTTCACCACGATGCAGTCAACCAAGCCAGCGCGGACAGCCTCCATCATTCTGTTGAAGTCAGGACGCTCAAAGTTTGCGCCGGTAAAGCCGTCATCGCAGTATTCTTTTACTACGGTAATTTCCGGGTGCTTCTTGAGGTATTCCTTGATGAGCATTCTCTGGTTTGAAATGCTGTCACTCTCAAGCTTTTCGCCGGAAATAGAAAAGTCGCCATCTTCCTTTGATAATCTCAGGTAGATGGCGGCTTTATAATCTTTATCCAAAGATAATTTCAGCATAAAACGCCACTCCTTACTTTATTCCGGTCTGATAACCCGAAAACTAAAGTAGCAGTGGTGTTTCGCTGATTTTGTCCATGCTTATTATAGCACAGTCCAAAGCAATTATCCAGCCTTTTCAGATTTGTTCACAAAAAAGATTCTTTTGGGGTTATCCGACGGCTTTCTCACATACTTGCAAGCAGATTTACGAAATTGTCATTGATCGTAGCCTGAGTATTTGCGTAGGAAACCCTAACTACCGTGTTGCCGACCTTAAACATATAGGGATTTTTAATCTGCTCCACATAGGATTTCATCCGATCTTCTACCGACATGGAACGGTCAATTTTGACGTCCCGAATATCCACCAAGGAGTCGAGAAGTTCTTTTCTGCTTCTCTCATTCTCCATAACATCACCGCCTTTTCACGAGTATTCTTGCCCAATATTTACCTTCTTATGCGTTAAGCCGCAAGAACACTTTATCAGCAAATTGATAGGCAGCAGTCATGAGGACCGCTGCCCATAGTATTCACTGATAAGTCCTTTCGGACGTTTTCACAGTGTTCTACTTCCGGCATATTTGCAGCTCGCGCCCCTGCCGAATAGGGAATGCTGCGGACTACCAATGGTCAATCGGTATCATGGGACTCTCACCCCTCCGAGGATCGCTCCGAGCCGCCCTTTCAGAGAAAAGACGGAAGTATCATTATACCCGGCATCTGCATCGTCGCAAGCAGCCGCACCACACGGCTGTTATAGCTCTCCGGAGGTCGCTCGTTCCCTTTCGGGAGGTCTTGGCGTCGGAAGCTGTGTTGCTTCGCAGAAGCGGAAAGATCCGCAGCACTGAACTATTCAGTTTTCAAGGATCAGTGAAGCGGTCTGATTGACCCCTTCACTTTACAACGGACATTTTTTTAGAAAAAAACAGGGGTCGCATCAAAATTTCTTGAAAAATTTTTTTGCTTTCCGCTTGACGTACTTTGCGGTTTCCTGAACGCTTTGAGCGCGGATGCCATTTTCTTCTGCGTATTCCTTGTAGCTCTGCCCTTTCAAGAAGCACTCAATGAACACCCTCTGTTGATTCGCTGTGAGATACTTCAAGAAATCCGACACACCAGCGTTGAACGCGGTCTCCTTGGTAAAGTCACTTGGATCCATGAGCCATGCAGATGCCTCACGCTCTTCGCTGGGAATCGCATCAAGTGAGAGCAACGTCGGAGTAGAATCGGACGGTTCATCCGCATAGACATCATCTGTCCCGTAGCTACGACGAACTCGCTTTTCTTCAACACGAAGGATTTTCATGACCTCACGGTCAACCTCCGTTACTTCGCCGGTGATTTTCACGCGCACCATGCACTTTCCGTCCTCCGTGGTCCAGAGGTCGTAGTCGAACTCGACAGGGGTTTTAGGGATTCGTTTCATTGCTTGTCCTTTCCGCTGGCGCGGAGCAGCGGATGGACAAGCCTAAAAAAGAGCCGCATGACGGTGAGTTGTGATCCCATGCCGATAAAACAGAGTGCGAACACTCTGTTCATGCGGCATTAGGAAGACTCACCAGTCAGCGGCTCCACAGCACAGCTATCGAATATTTATTTGTTAAACTCCTTATCCTCTGTTGAGGTGGAGATATAACCTTCTCATACTGAGAACATTGAAGACGGTTTCTCTTCCGCAGAGCTTACACTTTGCCTGAACGTGACCTCTTGTGTCCTCAAAAACGATGATGGTATTGTGATGACAGTACGGGCATTCCATCGTTCGCCTCTTCTGGCTGGCGATGGCGATACGCGCCCGTCTGATCTTCATCTGCATTTCAGCAGACGGTTCAGTAACACGGATATTCTTTTTCATGCCCATACCTCCGTCGGATCATCGAACTCTGAATATGGGCGGTCTTCGAGATAACCAAGCTGGCGCAGACGGATGACGGCTGCGGACTGGGAAACACCAAGTTGAGCGCATATCGCTCTGAGCGACAGGCGATCCCGGTATGTAAAGTAGCCGCCATAGGACGTCAGCTTCTTCTCAGGGATGAAATACCACGCGGCAAGGTCAACTTCTTTCTGCGGCATTAGGATTGCCGCTCCGAGGACGTTTGCTTGCCATTCATTCCAGTCCTCATGTGTTTTGAGATCACGCAGCGAATAGGCTGTTCGTGCGGAATACTGCCGATTGCAGCACTGCTTGACTTCATCGGATTCCATCTGATAAAGAATCTGATGAGCGCATTCGTGGGCAAGCGTGAAGCGCCGCTTCCCGCAGAGCTTCTTTATCTGCCCTTGACGGATGAAGCTCTCATCGAGCAACACCTGATTACATCTGAGCGGAAGTGTTCGCCTGACACCCTTTTCCTCAACGATGTACTCTGTATCAGTATAGGCAGTCAAGCCGCAGATACTTCCATCAGAGGAAAGTCGGGCAAAAGACACTTGCAATCCGAGATAGTCTCTTGCGAACTGATCAATCGGCGTGGCACGAGCCATACGGACTTCCTCGGACTCCGTGCCGAAGAAGAACTTGTTGAAGTCTTCCGTGACGGCTGCTGCAATTTCTTCGATTTGCTTCTGAGATAAGATCACCGGGCATTCTCCTTTGCTTCGACAAACCATTTGTCTCCTTCATGAAAAAGGAACGACTCCTTTCCACGAATCATGACTGTGTAACGGATGCCGCCACCACCAACCTTCTTGGATGTGGCGCGGCATTTGTAAAGAATCTGGTCGATCTGAAAAATCAAACCGTCCTTCCAACGGATGAGCCGGGGCTGAATTGCACCTTCCTCATCGACATCGAGATTTACCGAAACATACGCTTTTCGGCATTTCGAGCAGTTCATGAGCTACCTCCGTTCATAAAAAAGTTACCTGTTTTTCGACACGAAATTCCTCAACATTATTGACACACACATCGTTCGTGTGTTATCATAATTACGAACAGAGATTTCGTGTAGGTATAGTATAGCACGAACATCGTGTTCGCGTCAATAAGATAGACGAAAGTTTTGTTCGTGTTCACGGAAAATTTAAGAAAGAGGTGCCTTATGGGATTCAAAGACAGGCTTAAAGAGAAGAGAGTTGAGGCAAACCTGACGCAAGCCGCTCTCGCGGAAAAAGTCTCTGTTACTGCAAGGACAATTCAAAATTATGAGCTTGGCACTCGAAAACCTACAAAATACGATATTGTAAAAAAACTTGCCGAAGCTCTGAACACAACGCCGGAGTATCTTCTCGGCAACGGCGGAATGCTCGTTCTCGCAGCACAGGAACAAGGCGGAGCAAAAGCGGCGCGTGAAATAGACGAACTGGTGAGTGAAGTCACCGGTATGTTCGCGGGAGGTAAGCTCAGTGAGGATGCGCTTGACGGCGCGATGCAGGCACTCACCAGAGCCTATTGGATTGCAAAGGAAAAGAACAAGAAGTATACGCCGAAAAAATATCGGAAAGAGCAGCCGGAGGAATAAGTCCGGATTTTTGTACAGGGTGTTCTTTATAATGGATAATGATTATCCACGAATGGAGGTGGCGCGATGAATGCCGAACAGCTATCAAAGGTGGGCAGCGATCTTGTACGACGCTGCGGCACACGAGATCCTTTTCAGATAGCAAAAGAGCTGGGCATCATTGTTCTGGATGATTGCGAAAACTTCGGGCAACTCAAAGGAATGTATCGCGTTGTCAAGAAAAATCGCTTTATTTTCTTGAATCAGGATTTAAGTCCGCAAACGAAGCGTATTGTATGCGCTCATGAGATCGGTCACGACCGACTGCACCGCGCGCTTGCAAAAGGTGATGGATTGCAGGAGTTTGTGCTTTACAAGATGAACTCTATCCCTGAGTACGAGGCGAACATTGTTGCGGCTGAGATATTACTTAATTCCGACGAGGTGCTTGAGTACATTTACGATTATGGGTACACTTCGGCGCAGATTGCACAGGCAATGCACACAGACATCAACTTGATTGCCTTGAAGATTGCGCATCTGGCAGAGACAGGGCATGACCTACGCCGGATAGATTACCGAAGTGATTTTTTGAAATAAAGAGGTGGCGTATGACAAGAAGCGAAGTTATGAAAGACTTCATGAAGAAGACCGTGGTTCCGGTCGCTGTTGCACTCCTGCTGTTTTCTGTTTTCAGCCGCATATTCGTTGAGAACGGAACGCCCGATTATTTCCTGATCTGGCTTGCTTGCGGAGTGCCTTTTGGCATTGGGAAGATGTTCACGCTGATTCCGATTGGCTTTGGCATTTCCGGGACAGTAGGTGTTGTCGCACTTAACCTTGTCCTTGGCGGTCTGATCGGCGGCGTAATTCTGATCTGGAAGCTGGAGTTTCCCATAGTTAAAGATACCACACCCAATATCACAAACTCACGCTTAAACAATATTCCTTAGTCAACCACATACAATAGCAAATACAAAAAAGCTGGAAGCAGACTTGATTTTGCTTCCAGCTTTTCTATATTATTTAGTTTTGATGCAGTCGTTCTATTATACTTGTTTTTGCGATCTTTCGATATATGATTGCCGGAATAATAACCGTTAGCGCAATCAAAAATGGATAGATAACAAACATAGGGAAAATAACAAATTTATAAGTGAAAAACCAAATGCTATTTGAAATTGCTCTTACAATGATAACCGATACCAGAGAACCAAATACGATTGACGTAACAACTGTTCCCGCAGCATAGTATAAGCCCTCAAATGACAGCATTTTCTTTAGCTGTTTTCCTGTCATACCAATACTTTGAAGCATGGCAAGTTCTTTTCTTCGTGTAATAATGCTGGTAAGAACAGAGTTTACAAAATTTGTAATTCCTATTAAGCCAATGATAATGCTTAACGCTCCCCCTATGGTAATAATCAGAGAGGTTAAATCATTAAAGGAATTGATATACGTTTGTTTAGAGTCGTAATTCATACTCGGCTCAATGTCCTCAACATAGCTGCTCAAAAATTCCTCCATATCAGCTTCCATACCGTCAACTACATTGAATGGGAAGCTAACCAAATGAGGTTGCTCGCAAAGAGGTAAGAAAACATCCGTCGGCATATAGAACTTTGCAAATCCGGTACTTCTTATCGTATCGGTGTTTTCATTGATTAGCACCTTTGCCATAACCTTGCAGTCAAAGTTATTATCTATACTACTGGAAAGTCCGTTCATTTGTACATGATTGAAGTGAAGTGTATCGCCAACATGAATATTAGGGTCATCAATAATGTTTCCATTGTCATCAGCGGTCAGGGCATACAGTACATAGTTCCCGGATTTTAATGCTTCCCAATCAATCGTTCCCTCTATAACATCCATTGAGTTCAGTAAAAAATCATCTGCTCC